TTATAGGTAAACCAAAAAAGAAATTAAAGTATGCTGAATTATTTGATTTGTTTTATGTAGTTCACACTTTAGTAGAAAAAGGTTTTTCTGATTACATTTATAAAATCAAAGACTACAGAGCATTACTTACTTGGTTTATTAAAAGTGAAAACGATAGAAAAAATAGAGATAGATTTGTTGTTGACAAGAACGGTAAATTTATCCTAGATCCTGTTACACAAAAACCAATAGAGAAAAAACATAGTTTTGCTTCTAAGTTAAAAGAACAAAACGCTGATAATTTCAATTTTAGAATCAATGAAATTTTAAAAGATATTGAAAACGACATTGATACTTTAGTTGAAAAAAATATCATACAAGCCGTTGGTAGTAGAAAGTCAACGTTAACAGTTGCTGATGTTGCTGAAGATACAGACTTTGTTGATGCTACAGGTGCTCAAATTCCTGAAGAATTTGTTTACACTGAATATGGTCCTAAGTATGAGATCAATGAAATAAAAGCTGTGTCACAAGGTGGTAACAGAAAGTTAGGTGAAGTTAACTTAACAAAACCTGAACACAATAAACAATACTATAACATTGAACAAAAACATATGAAGGGAGGTGAGTAATAATGACAATTACAGTTCAAGTAAGAAATGGTAATTTAGAACAAGCTATGCGTGTTCTAAAAAAGAAAGTACAAAAAGAAGGTATTGTTAAAGAGATAAAAGAAAGACAATACTATTCTAAACCATCTGCTAAAAAAAGAGAAGCCAAAAAAGAGATGAGAAAAAATTGGTTAAAAAAGCAGAAAAAATTAGAACGTATGAGAGGTTTCTAAGATTTTACGCTGGTGATACTTGTATATATAATTATGCTAGGCAGTTCGTAAGACCTGGCAAAGCGTAAAGGGGTAGACCGACACCCAATTCTAAATTAAAGTCGGCGTCGCTGGCTTTGGTAGTTGTGCCGTAAACAACTACCGTGTATAAATACTTGTGTCAGTTTAGCACAGTTGTAAATTGACATTTAGTAATTATATTAATAACAAGAACGCCATAATGGGTTCTTTAAATTAACTTGCTTTAACAAAGGAGTAAAAAATGACAAATAAAGCACTTTCTATTTTTAATCAACTAAGACCGGTATCAGTAGGTTTTGATAATATGTTCGATCATTTCGAAAGAATGTTCGAAGATGACTTTAGAGTATCAGTACCTAACTTTCCGCCATACAATATTGTAAAGACTGGTAAAAACAGTTATGATATTGAATTGGCACTTGCTGGTTACAGTAAAAAAGATATCTCAATTGATTTTGAAGATGGTATTTTAAATATCAAATCTATCAAAGATAAAGACGAAAAAGAAGTAGAAGACAATAATGGTGTATTACACCAAGGTATTGCTAAAAGATACTTCTCAAAAGCGTTTACAATTGCTGATGATGTTGAGATTAAAGGCGCTGAATTAAAAGACGGACTTTTAAGAGTGTCTTTAGAAAAAATTGTTCCAGAAAGTAAAAAAGCTAGAACAATCGAAATTAAATAATTATATTTAAGTGATATAGAAAGTGGCGGAGACTTGACTTTCCGCCACTTTTTTAGTATAATAGTATATTATGTTTAGTTATCTTGGTGGTAAAAAATTTCAAGCAAAGTGGATCTCAAATAATTTTCCCAATCATAAAACTTATGTAGAACCTTTTGGTGGTGCCTTTTGGGTATACTTTCAAGGTAATATCAATTCAGATTTAAATGTTTATAATGATTATAATGTTTATCTAGCAAATGTATTTTATTGTGCGGTAAATAAAAGAAATGATTTTGTAAAGGCACTTAAAAAATATAGAACACAAGTTAGAACATTATTTGAAAACATACAGTCAGAAATAACACCACTTGATTACAATATAGAATTAGGTGATGTTGATATGGCAGCCAAGTATATGTATATTGAGTTAAACACATTTAGTGGTTTAACAATTAACAATGCTAAGTTTGTAGATTTAAAAGGTAAATACAAATCAAAATATACACAGTTAATAGATAAATTAGAAAATCCTAAATGGCAATATAAACTTGAAAACATATCTAAAGTTGAAAACTTATCTTATGACGAAGTAATTAAAAAATATGATAACAAATACACATTGTTTTATTGTGATCCACCATACTTTGAAAAAGAATCATATTACACTAAAGACTTTCCTAAAGAAGAACATAAAAAATTAGCAGACACATTAAAGAATATAAAAGGCAAGTTTGTTCTTTCTTATTACGACTTTGAAGATTTACAGAATTGGTTTCCTAAAAATAACTACCGTTGGCAAACTAGAGAGTTTAACAAACAAAACAGTAGTAAATCCGTAGGTACTGATAAAGGTGAAGAATTATTAATTATGAATTTCTAACCACCATTGACAATAAACTATAACTATGATATATTTGAAACTATTAAATTATGAAGGAGATAGATTATGAATCTAACTAGTGATACGGTTAATGTTTTAAAAAACTTTTCAGACATTAATCAAAATATCCTGATTAAACCAGGAAACAAAGTCCAAACTATTTCAACAATGAAAAATATTTTGGCAGAAGCAGAGGTCACTGAAAAATTTGAAAGTGAATTTGCTATCTATGACTTACCAGAGTTTTTAAGATCGGTAGAAATGTTTGACAAACCGAGTTTAAACTTTAACGGTGGATCAAACGTAACAATCAAAGACGAGAAATCAGCACAAGCTATTAAATATTTCTTTGCTGATAAGTCTGTTATTGTGGCACCAACTAAATCAATTACAATGCCAGATACTTTTGCTTCTTTTACAATTAAAAAAGAAGACTTTGAAAAATTAAGAAAAGGTATTACTAATCTTAATTTGCCAGATGTTGTTGTAAAAGGTAATGGTAAAACAGTTACTTTAGTTGCTACTGATAAAAAGAATAAATCTTCAAACGATTATTCAAATACAATCGGTGAAACTGATAAAACATTTACTGCTTACTTTAGAGCTGAAAATCTAAAATTAATTTTAGATGATTATGATGTTTCTATCTCATCTCAAAAAATCTCACATTTTGTAAACAGAAATAAAGCTGTTCAATATTGGATTGCTTTAGAGCCTGATAGTGAATTTTAATGAAGTTCACTAAAACAGAATGGCACTCCGTTGCTTCGGAATTTAATTATGATATAGATGACGAAGCAATTGCCGAGGAGTTTGGATCTGTTCAACGATTTAAAGAAATCATAACACACCAAGACCAACAGATGTTTGGTGGTATGGAGCCAGAAGGCGAAGCACCTACAGACGAAGAACAAGATAAGTTTTGGGACTTTGTTTCTGAAAGTGATTATGATAGAGAAGATGATTGGTGGACAGATAGAAAAGGTGGCTATGATGTCACTTTTAAGTATGAAAAAAATGATGATTAAATTGAGGTTTATATTATGTCAGATTATTTGTGGGTTGAAAAATACCGACCAAAGACGATTGAAGATTGTATCTTATCCGAAGACGTAAAAGATACATTTAAAAAGTTCCTAGAACAAAAAGAAATACCAAATCTATTATTATCAGGTTCACAAGGTACGGGTAAAACGACAGTTGCTCGTGCCTTATGTGAACAATTACAATGTGATTATATTGTCATTAATGGTTCAGATGAAGGTAGACACATTGATACTTTAAGAAATCAAATTAAAAATTTTGCTTCTACAGTATCTATCACACAAGACGCAAACCATAAAGTGGTAATTATTGACGAGGCAGACTATATGAATGCTGAGTCTGTCCAACCTGCGTTAAGAAACTTTATTGAGGCTTTTTATAAAAATTGTAGATTTATTTTTACTTGTAATTATAAAAATAAAATTATTCCAGCACTTCATAGTCGTTGTACTGTAATTGATTTTAAAATTACAGATAGTGAAAATGAAAATAATGTAACAAATGTAACTAAAGCTAAGTTTATGAAAAGACTTCAAAAGATATTGACAGATGAAAATATTGAATATGATAAGAAAGTATTAGCAGAGTTAATTCAAAAACACTATCCAGACTTTAGACGTACCATTAATGAGTTACAAAGATATTCAGTACGTGGTAAAATAGACACTGGTATTCTATTCAATTTATCTGAAGTCAATCATAAAGAATTGATGAAGTCATTAAAAGAGAAGAAGTTTAATGATATGAGAAAATGGGTTGTTCAAAACTTAGACAAAGAGCCATCTCATTTATTCAGATCGCTATATGATATTCTTTACGATCACCTTGACGCTAAAGCCATACCTCAAGCCATATTAATTATTGCTGGTTATCAATATAAAGCTGCTTTTGTGGCTGACCAAGAGATAAATATGGTTGCCTGCCTGACAGAAATAATGGCGAGTTGTAAATTCAAATAAAATTTAGTAAGAGGAGATAATGGCTAGAAGAACGTTATTTAGAAAATTAATTGTAAAATTGAGAATGTTCTATGCTGACATAAGAGGTCATCACGGTAAACGTTGGAATTACGAACCGAGTGACTGGTATATGGGCAGACATAGAAATAAAAAATAATGGCATACGAATTAAAAGAATATCTAAACGCTATCAATTTTAGTAAAGAAAAGTTGATGGATAGTGAAGATTTATTATGGGAAAAGAAATATCCTGCCTATATTGTTAATCGTTGTATGTCTATGTTTTGGGACACCTTACCGGCTGCCAATGAGATGAATGGTTATCATTTCTTGGACAAGAAGGTACAATTTGACTTTTTTATAAATAGTATCAGAAAACAAAAGAGATTTGGCGGGAAATGGTTATCACAAGCCAAACTTAAAGATATGGAGTATGTGAAAGAATATTATGGCTATAGTAATGAAAAAGCTAAGGACGCACTTAACATACTTACAAAAGAACAAATTGAACACATTAAAAATGCCTTGAATAAAGGTGGGAGAACAAAGAGATGAGTGAAGAAATACAATGGTCGCCTGAAAGTATGTTAGAGGTCACAATCAAACAACCAGACGATTTCCTAAAAGTAAGAGAAACTTTAACACGAATAGGTGTAGCAAGTAGAAAAGATAAAACCCTTTATCAATCTTGTCATATTTTACATAAACAAGGTAAATACTATATTGTACACTTTAAAGAATTATTTGCTTTAGATGGCAAGAAAGCCACTTTAGTTGAAAACGATATACAAAGAAGAAACACAATCGCTATCTTATTACAAGATTGGAATTTAATTGACATAGTTGATAAAACTGCTTCAGAAAATAAAGCACCGTTAAGTCAGATTAAAGTTTTACCTTTTAAAGAAAAGAAGGAATGGATTTTATCTGCTAAATATAATATAGGTAAAAAAGCAGAATCAACCGAAGAAAAACCAGATGGCGATGGAAGTATCAAAGTTTAAAGAATTTATAACTGAAGCTAAAAGTATTGATAAGTTACGTTTACTTATTATTACAGACGAGCCAGAAAAAGCTAAAACTTTTCACACTGCTGATAGATTAAGAGAAGAATGTGATAAGTTAGGTTTCAAACATTATCTTTTTAAACTTACCGGTGGTTACACAACTTACGAAAACGGCATACGAAAATTTCATAACAAAGACGATAAAAAAGGTTTTGAAATAGACAAAGATACGGTTGCTATCATACGAGGTTCTATTACACGTAGAGATAGTTGGATGGACTTTGTTTCTATTTTAGAACGTGCTATGGTAACTGTAGTCAATGGTAGAACTACAATCAATGTATGTGCCGACAAATATAGAACTTCATTAAGACTTGCTGATTATGGTTTAACACAACCTAAATCAGTCCTATTAAACGATCCAGAAAATTCTGTAGAGATTGTAAGACAATCTGGTATTAAGTTTCCTTTAATTATGAAAACTTTAAGAGGATCAAAAGGTGTAGGTGTTTTATTTGTAGATACTGAAAAAGGTTTAGATTCAATTGTACAACTTATTCATAAACAAGATGAAGATACAGATTTAATTGTACAAGAATATGTAAAAACAGATTATGATGTAAGAGTACATATATTAGGTGGCAAGTTTTTAGGTGCTATGAAACGACCTGTGATTGAAGGTGACTTTAGATCCAATGTTTCACAAGGTTCTGAACCTGTAAAAATAGAATTAACAGAATTAGAAATAGAAGAAAGTTTAAAAGCTGCTAAAGCTGTTGGTGGTTTATGGACAGCAGTTGATTTTATACCAAGTAAAAATAGAGAAAAAGAACCACCATTTATGTTAGAAGTAAATTCATCTCCAGGTACCGAAGGTATGGAAGATGCTACAAAAATGAATATAGCAAAAGAAGTTATAACTTATCTTGCTAAAAAAGAAAACAGATACACTATACCTACAGAATGTGGTTATAAAGAAGTTGTTACAGTAAAACCATTTGGTCAAATTATTGCTAAGTTTGATACAGGTAACTCTGGTATGCCTGTTATACACGCTGATAAAATAAAACCACTATCAGAAAAGAAAATACAATGGTCATTATTAGGTAAAACAATAACTAGTAATGTTGTTAGAGTTGAAAGTATTAGTGTAGGCGGTCTACGAGATTATGATGAAGACCGATACGTGGTAAAACTTGATGTTGAGTTTGCCGGTGGTGTATATAAAGATGTAGAATTTACATTAGACGATAGAGATGAAAGAACTCTTATATTATTTGATAGAGAATTTATGAATAGGTTGAATGTGATGGTCAACCCACAAAGAAAATATGTCATCACAACTAAATACAGCATTGACTAATCACAATTTTTGTGATATATTATAAACAACAATAAGGAGATATTATGTCAGATGTGAAAATACTAAGGTTATCTACTGGCGAAGATGTAATCGCTAAAGTAGTTACCGAAACACCAGATACAATAACGCTCTCAAAAGCGTTTGTTATCATTCCAAGACAATCAGCGCCAGGTCAGCCTGTTCAATTGATGATGAGTTTGTATATGCCTTATACGGCAGATGATACTTTCTTAATTAATCAGGACAAGATTGTGACTATGGTGGAACCTAAAAAAGAAATACTTGCTTCGTATCAACAAAATACAAGCAGTATCTTTACACCAAAGAGTGAACTAATTACAGAAACTAAAATACCAAAACTTTAATGGTATCAGTTTACTTTGTCAGAAACGGCGACAAGATAAAAGTCGAAGTACCTGAAGGTACAACTGTTATGGAGGCAGCTAAATTTTATGCTGATCCTCCGTTAGAAGAAATACCTGCTACGTGTGGCGGAACTTGTGCTTGTGGTACTTGTCATATTCAGTTAGGTGATGAGTGGGTAGGTACGGTAGGATACATAGATGAAAAAAGTCCTGAACTTGATTTACTAGAATACGATAAACAATTTATTGATGGTCGTAGTCGATTAGGTTGTCAAATAACTTTAACACCTAAACATAATGGAATTGAAATACACTTATTAGATAATGAACTTTTATAAAAATGTTATAGAACATAGAGGTAAACTTTTAGTACGAGGTGTACTAGATGGCAAAGAATACCGAGAAAAAATAGATTACAGTCCAACCCTTTACGCTATTACACAAGAAGAAACAGGTTTCAAAACCTTACACGGACAAAATCTAAAACCAATACAGTTTGATTCTATTTCTAAAGCTAGAGATTTTAAAAGAAACTATAATACAGAAAACGCACCGATCTATGGTATGGATCGTTATCACTATCAATATATTTCAGATGAATTTCCTAAAGAAGTAGAATTTTCAAAAGAAGCTATTAAAATATTTACACTTGATATTGAGTGTACGGCAGAAAATGGTTTTCCAGATGTAGAAAATCCTATTGAAGAATTACTTTGTATCACTGTTAAAAATCAATCAAACAAATCTATTATCACTTGGGGTACAGGTGACTTTACAACTGAACGAACAGACGTAACTTATATTAGATGTAAGTCAGAAAAACATTTAATTATGGAGTTTATGAAGTTTTGGATGAAGAACTATCCAGATGTTGTTACAGGTTGGAATACTAAATTTTTTGACTTGCCATATTTGATTAGTCGTATTATTCATTTAACAGACGAAAAAGTTATTAAAAGATTTTCGCCTTGGAACTTAGTTGAAAGAGAACAAATACACGTACAAGGCAGACAACAAACCGTATTTCATTTATATGGTATTGTAATGTTAGATTACTTAGACTTGTATCGTAAGTTTATTCCTGTTAGACAAGAAAGTTATAAACTTGACTACATTGGTAAAGTTGAACTAAATGAAGGTAAAGATGAAATGCCTTATGAAACATTTAGAGAATGGTACACCAATGACTTTCAATCGTTTGTTGATTACAATATCCAAGACGTTGAGATTGTTGACAAATTAGAAGATAAACTAAAACTAATTGAACTTATTTTAACGATGGCATATGAAGCCAAAGTTAATTATGATGATGTCTTTTCACAAGTTAGATTTTGGGATACTTTAATTTATAACTGGCTTAGAAAAGATAATATAGTTATTCCTCCTAAGGAAGAAAACGTCAAAGAAGAAAAGTATGACGGTGCTTATGTAAAAGATCCTATGATAGGATTACATAAATGGATTGTGTCGTTTGATATTAATTCTCTATATCCTCATTTGATTATACAATATAATATCTCTCCAGAAAAGATTATAGGTGTTAAATCAAATGGCATATCTGTTAATAATTTACTTTATGGTCAGGCAAAATTAGGTCATTTAAAAACTGAAGGTGCCACTGTCACACCAAACGGTGCTATGTTTAAAACAGATAGTGCTGGTTTTTTACCAAAGTTATTAGGTAAAATGTATAATGATAGAGTTGTTTTTAAAGAGAAAATGATGGCAGCCAAAAGAGAATATCAACAAACAAAAGATCCTAAATTATTAAATGAAATTTCACGTTGTCACAATATTCAGTATTCTAAAAAGATTGCCTTAAACAGTGCTTATGGTGCCATTGGTAATCAATACTTTAGATATTATGATGTTCGACAAGCCAGTGCTATTACAACGGCAGGTCAGTTTGTAATTCAGTTTATACAAAACAAAGTAAACGAGTATTTAAATAACATATTACAAACACAAGGCGAAACAGATTATGTTGTTGCGTCTGATACTGATTCAATCTATGTCACATTAGATAAACTTGTTGAAAAAACTTGTGAAGGCAAATCAAAAGAACAGATACTTAATTTTATTGACAAAGTTGCTGAACAAAAACTAGAACCATATATTGAAAAATGTTTTGCTGAATTAGCTGATTATACAAATGCTTTTAAAAATGCTATGGTAATGAAACGAGAAGTAATTGCTGAAAAGGGTATCTGGACTGCCAAGAAAAGATATATGTTAAATGTATTAGATGAAGAAGGCATTAGATTAAAAGAACCTAAGTTAAAGATTATGGGTATTGAAGCCGTTAGATCATCAACACCTGAAGTTTGTAGAAAAAAAATTAAAGAAGCTATTAATATTATTATGTCTAAAGAAGAAAAAGATTTACAAAAGTTTGTTGCTGATTTTAAAACAGAATTTTATAGTATGAAAGCTGAACAAATATCTTTTCCAAGAAGTTGTAATAATATTAGAAAGTATGCTCACGCTAGTAACATATTCATCAAAGGTTCACCAATTCACGTTAAAGGTGCTTTGATTTATAATCATCAAATAAAAGAACATAAACTTACACACAAATATCCTATAATACAAGACGGCGATAAAATTAAATTTATTAAATTAATTGAGGCTAATCCATTTAAGTTTGATGTGATTAGTTACAGTACAAAACTTCCAAAAGAATTTAAACTAGAAAAGTATATTGATTATAATGTACAATTTGAAAAGACATTTTTAGACCCATTGAATTTTATATTACAATCAATCGGTTGGAATGCTGAACAACAAGCTAGTTTAGAAAGTTTTTTTTAATGCTAGATATTTTTATATTTTATTTAAGTATATTATTTGCTTTTCGAACAGGTAAATATCTAGCATTATATACTAAGATTACAGTATGGCAGATGTGTTTACTATGTGTAGCAATTAAATTTTTTGTGGTGAGTTATGGAATACGATAATATTTGGCAAATAAAGAAAAAATATAAAGTCATCTATGCTGATCCTCCTTGGTATTTTAAATCAAGGTCTAAAAAAGGTGAGGGTAGAAATGCCACTAAACATTATAAATGTATGGAGTGGATTGATTTATTACAACTACCTGTACATCAATTAAGGGATCCTGAAGGTTCTGTTTTATTACTATGGGTTACTGATCCTTTTTTAGAAAAATCAATGACATTAATTCAACGTTGGGGTTTTGAATATAAAACAGTTGCCTTTACTTGGGCAAAGACAAATAAAAAGTCACCAGGTTTCTTTAAAGGATTAGGATATTGGACAAGAGCTAATCCAGAGATGTGTTTATTAGCAACACGAGGTAAACCAAAACGTGTATCTAAAAGTGTTGACCAATTAATTGTATCTAAATTAAGAGAACATAGTAGAAAACCAGATGAAATTTATAATAGAATAGAACAATTGGTCGATGGTCCTTATATAGAACTCTTTGCTAGAAATCAAAGAAAAGGTTGGGATGCTTGGGGAAATGAGGTAGGTAAATTTTGATTTTAGACTTGATTTTAGCTGTAGGATATGTTATAATGATATACAGTTTTATTATATTATTACTGTGGAAATGAAACAATGAATAGTCAATTATACAATGAATTAAAACATTTTGCTGATGATTTAGGTTTGCCTATTTGTGATTCTATACAGTTTAAAAGATTAACCGATACATACGGTAAAGAAGAATTTAGAGAAACATTATCAGAATATATTGCTAAAGAAAAACCAAAGTTTCCTTTAAGGTCAATACCTTATGAAAAAATGAGAGAAACTTTTTTTGATTTACAAAAGTTTGATACATCAAAGATACTTACTCCACAAGAACAAAATGAATCACCTGTATTTGAAAAGTATGATGATTACAAATACTCTTATGACAAATATGGTTTAGGATTAATTGAAGGTTCAGCACAATTTAATGATGCTTCAAATTACTTTCACCAAGACATAAGATTAGATTGTGGTACTTGGCAATTAAAATCACCAAGACAAACTTGGGAACAAGGTACAGCAAAAGATATATGGAGAACACTTGGTGGTTTATGGCGTGGTATTAATAGTAGTGCTGACTTATCTCCGAATAGTTATATTGAAGTTATCAGATTGGGTACATATATTGCTACTCAATTTAAACCTGTTGTTGCTAAAGCCATTTATGAAATGACCGAGGCAAAAACAGTGTTAGATACAAGTTGTGGTTGGGGTGACAGATTGTGTGGCTTTTATACCTCTAGTGCTAAAACTTATGTCGGCTGTGATCCCAACCCAAATACATTTGTAAGATATAAAAATCAAGTTATAGAATACGAAAGAATTTTAGGTAATGATAAGCCAGATATAATTAGAGATTCAAATAAAGTTTTTATATCTCATGGTATTAAAAATGTAATGATATTTAGAACTGGTGCTGAAAATATACCTTATGATAAAATACCAGATATAGATTGTGCCTTTACAAGTCCACCATATTTTAGTACAGAAAAATATAACGCAGGTGGTGAACACGAAGAAGATCAAAGTTGGTCTAAGTTTGATGAATATAATAAATGGCGTGATGACTTTTATTTACCTGTATCTAAAAATACAAAAAGTAAATCTAAGTTTATGTTTATTAATATTATGGATCCAAAAATTAAAAACAAAAGATATTATTCTGGTGATGAATTGGTTGACCAACATAAAGATGAATTTATCGGTCAAATCGGTATGAAGATACGACAAAGACCTAAGTCAGATAAATTATTTGAAAGTGAAGAAGAAAAAAGAAAGTTTGAAACTTCTACCTTTATAGAAAACGTATGGTGTTTTGGTCCTAAAGATTTTGATTTATTTAAACATAGTCGTAAAGCAACATTAGAGAACTTTTTTGGGTAACTAAATATGTCTATGGCACCGATTACAAAAGAACAATATAAAGACCTAAAAGAGTATTACGATTATCAACGTAAGATACAATACAATAGAGAACGTTGTGAAAAAATGGCTGAAGAATTTGAAGGTCGTATTGCTCTACCTGAAGTCGGTATGTTAAGTGAAAATGAAATCTTTGACATAATGTGGAATAAAGTAAAGCCAAGTGATTATGATGACCCACCTAAAGATTGGGTACCTAATTATGATAATTTACGTTTTGAATGGGAACTTGATCCTAAAACAGAAAAACAATTACCTAAACCAAAAGGTAAAAAAGTAATTGTGGCTGCCAAAGATAAATGGGACGATATGATGGAAGAATTGAATGGAACAGATAAAGATAATTGATAATATAATAGATAATCATTTACAAGAAGAAATTAAAAATACTTTATTAAACGATTCAAATTTTAATTGGAGTTATGTTAATGACGTATCTTTAAAAGATAACACTCATCAAAGAAGACCAGGATTTAAACATCAATTTATTGATAACAATATTGTAAAAAGTAGGTTTACAAATAAGATATTACCAATTGTAAACAATTATGAAAACATTATCAATGCTAGAAGTTTTTTACAACTACCTTTAAATAAAAAATTCATAGGTAATGGCGTAGATACACCACATTTAGATTTAACAACACCTCATATAGTTGTTTTATATTATGTGTGTGATAGTGATGGTGATACGATACTATATAATTACGAAAGTAAAGATGAAGATGATATTCCTTATTTTGAGGATATTAAAGTAAAAAAGAAAGTAAAACCAAAACAAGGCAGAGCAGTTATATTTAATGGTTTAACGTGGCATACTGCTGAACAACCAAAAGAAAACATAAGGTGTATTATTAATTTTAACGTTAAATGATGATTACTATATATAAAAATAGAAAATATATGACACATCACTTTCCGCCAACGGAACTTGACAAAATTAAAGAATTCCTATATAATGAAGGAATCAAATGGTACACAATTAGTTATAGTGAAAAGGAGAAACTAGAATATGAGCAACTTTCTAAAGGACATAATTAAAGAAACAGGAAATGAATACGCTACAATTGTAGCAGATGGCGTTGATAGCGCTGATGTAACAAGTTTTATAGACACAGGTTCATATTCATTTAATGCTTTATTATCAGGCAGTATCTACGGTGGTATGCCAGGTAACAAAATTACAGCAATTGCCGGTGAAGCCGCTACAGGTAAAACATTTTTTGCCTTAGGCATATGTAAGAATTTTTTAGACACAAATCCAGACGCAGGAGTTATTTACTTTGAATCAGAAAGTGCTATCTCAAAAGATATGATTGAAAGTAGAGGAGTTGATTCTACTAGAATGGTTATTGTACCAGTAGCAACAGTACAAGAGTTTAGAAGTCAATCAATTAAAATAATTGACAAATACTTAGAACAACCAGAAGATAAAAGAAAACCATTAATGTTTGTATTAGATAGTTTAGGTATGTTATCAACTACAAAAGAAATGGAAGATACGGCTGCTGGTAAAGAAACAAGAGATATGACTAGATCACAAATAGTCAAATCAACATTTAGAGTTTTAACATTGAAACTAGGTAAGGCAAATATACCAATGATTATGACTAATCATACGTATGATGTTATTGGTTCAATGTTCCCACAAAAAGAAATGGGCGGCGGTTCAGGTTTGAAATACGCTGCCTCATCTATTGTCTATCTTGGCAAAAGAAAAGAAAAAGATGGCACTGAAGTTGTCGGTAATATTATACATTGTAAAAATTATAAATCACGTTTAACAAAAGAAAATGCTCAAATTGATGTCAAACTAACATACAAACAAGGACTTGATAAGTATTATGGTCTTATTGAACTTGCTGAAGAAGCAGGTGTCTTTAAGAAAGTATCAACAAGATACGAATTGCCTGATGGTTCTAAAGTGTTTGGTAAAAACATTAATGACGAGCCAGAAAAATATTTTACAAAGGAAGTATTAGACAAAATTGATGAAGTTGCCAAAAGAAAATTCAGCTACGGATCAGACGAAGAATAAACGCTACGTATTTGCTCAAAGAAAAGGTGATGACTTTAGTTGTATAAAGTTAACTGAAGGAGAATACGAAGGTATTATTTACAAGTACAATCAGGTCAAGTTTGCTCCTACAGAAAATGAACAAGGAGAAATACCTTTAAAGTTTACTTATGATGTTATGGCAAACCCAAACAAAGAGAGGGTTGACAATGAAGACTTTAGAGTGTATATTGGTGATATATTAGTTGAAATAGTAGAAAAACAATTACAGGATGGGACAATAATATTTGATGACAACAAGTGATAGAATAGAACTAACGATACTTACGAATCTTATTTACAATGAAGATTATACCAGAAAAGTTTTACCTTTTCTAAAGGCATTTTATTTTTCTAAAAGAGAAGAAAGAATTTTATTTGGCGAAATAGAAAGTTTTGTAAGTAAGTATAAAAATTTACCAACAAAAGAAACTTTATTAATAGAACTTGGTCAAAGAAAAGATATTAATGATGAAGAACTAAAAGGTGTCAAAGAGTTATTAAATTCACTTGTATTAGAAGAAGCTGATAATCAATGGCTATCTGATACTACAGAAAAGTTTTGTAAAGATAGAGCCGTTCATAATGCTGTCTTAGACGGTATTAAAATCTTAGATGGCAAAGACCAAAAGAGAACACCAGAGGCAATACCTCATATTTTATCTGAGGCACTTGCTGTATCATTTGATAAAAATATAGGGCACGATTACCTTGCTGATGCTGAAAATAGATTTGACTGGTATCATACAAAAGAAAAACGATATAAGTTTGACTTAAATTACTTTAACAAGATTACTAAAGGTGGTGTGCCAAGTAAAACTTTAAATGTGGCACTTGCTGGTACCGGCGTAGGTAAGTCTTTGTTTATGTGTCACGTTGCTTCATCTTATCTCTTACAAGGTTTAAATGTATTGTATATCACTTTAGAAATGGCTGAAGAAAGAATTGCTGAAAGAATAGACGCAAACTTATTTGATGTAACCATAGATGATTTACACGCTATGCCAAAAGAATTATATGATAGTAAGTTGTCTAAGTTACAAGGTAAAACTGCTGGTAAATTAATTATCAAAGAATATCCAACGGCGTCTGCTCACGCTGGTCATTTTAGAAGTTTGATAAATGAATTAGCATTAAAGAAAAGTTTTAAACCAGATGTATTGTTTATTGATTATTTAAATATTTGTGCTAGTAGTAGATTTAAAGGTGGTAATATATCATCTTACTTTTACATTAAGGCAATTGCTGAAGAACTTAGAGGTCTTGCTGTAGAAAATAATGTACCAATCTTTTCTGCTACACAAACAACAAGAACAGGTTTCGTATCAACTGATATTGGATTAGAAGATACGTCTGAAAGTTTTGGTCTACCGGCAACTGCTGACTTTATGTTTGCCTTAATGTCTAATGAAGAACTAGAGGCACTAGGACAAATGAAAGTAAAACAGTTAAAGAATAGATACAACGACCCAACAATAAATAAGTCTTTTATTGTAGGTGTTGATAGAGCAAAAATGAGATTATATGATGTGGAAAATTCAGCACAGAATATAGTAGATAGTAACCAAACAAAAGATGAATCTGATCCTTATGATAAGTTTTCAGATTTTAAATTATAGGAGTATAGAATGGCAAACTTTAAAACATTTACTAACGCTTCAACACCTTTTGAAGGCAAGAAAATTGCCATTGATGTTGATAAAATTATAACTATCTTCCAAGATGTGTTAAAAGGCGATGATGGTAAAGTTACATCTTTATGGTGTAGAGAAAATATGTGGACAGTACAAGAAGACTTTGATACTGTTCTTAAAATAGTGAAAGGAGAAAAATAATGATTGAAGAAACATTATTTAGATTACCCTATTGGTCAATACCGACACTAAATTTTTCAACAAAGAAAAAACAGTTGACAAATTTATTTAAGGCATATCCAGATAGAAAACACGGCATACAAACTTTTGAAACTAACAGACAAAATCAAAGACAAGGTTTAAAAGATGAGTTTGTCAAAGTTATGGGTGAAGAATTAAATATGTTATCTAAAAAATTACAAAAAGATATTGAGATAACAGATGTATGGTCAGTGACTTACAAGAATGGTGATTATCACACACCACACAATCACGGATCAACTGGCTTATCAGGTATCTTATATTTAAATTTAGATAAGAAGTCACCACCAACCACATACTTACAACCTTGGAATGATTGGTATTCAGATAGAACAATTATGTATCCTATGCCTGTACAAGAAGGTCAGATTGTAGTTATACCACAATTCATAAATCATTTTAGCGAACCAAATAAAGCTAAAAAGATTAAAAGAATAATATCGTGGGATATGAAAGTATATTAATATGCCTAAAAAACAACGAGTAAAATTTCATAAAGGTGATAGACGACCACGTAAAGATAATGATTATCCAGAACTCAAATATCGTAAACGTATGGTCAAAAGATCAAAAGAAATTTTATGGCGTGTTACAGAATATCCCACAAAAAGTATTATCGCCGAATACTTTTTTGAAGAAGATGCTAAAAAACTTTGTGAATTTCAAAATAAACATCAAGTATGGCGTATGAATGGTGGCATTCCAAAGTTTTTACATTATAAATAGTTGTGTTGATTTATATGGAAACAGTGATTATAGTTATGGATAAAATGAGGGAGAAATGTTTAGTTTTAAAGGATTTATTACAAGGGAGAAAAATACTCACCTTGAACATTTAGAAGATGACATCATCAATAGAGGTTCAAAGGGTGGCGATAACGCCATTAACTTTCTTGTATCAGTAAGAAATATGCTTGCCGGTTCATCTGGTAAGAAAGTCAATATGACCGTCAAATGGGACGGCGCACCTGCTATTATTTGTGGTGTCAATCCAGAAAACGGCAAATTCTTTGTCGGCACAAAATCAGTATTTAACGTTACTCCTAAAGTCAATTACACCGTATCAGATATAAAAAGAAATCATAGTGGTGAGTTAGCCAATAAACTTGCTATTGCTTTAAGTGAATTATCACGTTTAGGCATTAAAGATGTTTTACAAGGTGATTTTCTTTTCTCACAATCAGATTTAAAAACTGCTAATATAGACGGTGAAAATATGATTACATTTACACCTAACACTATTACCTATGCTGTGCCTGTAGATTCAGATGTAGGTAAAAGAATTGCTAGATCAAAAATGGGTATTGTATTTCACACTAAGTATTCAGGTAAAGAATTATCCAAAATGACTGCTAGTTTTGGTACAGTAAAAGGTAATGCTAGAAATGTATTTTTAGCGTCTGCTTCTTACAAAGATTTATCTGGTTCTGCTAAACTTACAAAAGGTGAGTTATCTATGTTTGATGCTAGAATAAGAATGGCACAAGGTTCACTTTCAAAAGCAAAATCAATGTTAGATTTAATGTCAAAAGAAAACGATAGTTTATCTATTGGTTATAGATTAAAAACATTTTTTAATTCTTTTATTAGAAATACAGATAGTGGTATGGCAAAAGTAAAAAATTTAGTTGATATGTTTTTAGATTATTATGAAAACTTTTTACAAACAGAAATTAATGCTAGAAAAACAGAAAGTGGTAAACAAAAGTATAGAGATTTATTAAAAAAGAATATGACTTTTTTAAATAGAAACAAAACATCTTTGTATTTTGCTATTGCTTCACACGTTACTTTAGGTAATGCGAAGAACTTTTTAATTAGTAAGTTATCAGAAATACAAAGTATTGGTCACTTCTTACGAACACCAAATGGTTATAGAGTAACAGCACCTGAAGGATTTGTTGCTGTGGATAGAGCCGCTGGTGCTGTTAAGTTAGTTGACAGAATGGAATTTAGTAAGGCAAACTTTAC